AACATTTCCGCTTGTAAGCGAGTTGATATTTGCCACGTTTGCAGTTACATTCTTTGTTGTAACTGTATTGGATGTAACAACGTTGGTCGATACGGTCGATACGGCGCTGATACTGTTGGCAAACAACGTTGTGATAATGCCCTGAGCGCCAGTTATATTTACAACCGCTGCGTTAGTCGTTGTCACTACATCAGCATTTAGTGTAGACGCAAACACTCCAGTATTGGATGTAATAGTGCCAACAACAAGATTTGATGCTGTAATATTCGTGATGTTAGCTGTAGTCGAAGTAATATTCGTGATTGTGGCGGCATTCGACGTCAATGTGGTAATATTTCCTACAGACGCCGTTGCTGTATTGACAGTTACAGTTTTGCCTGAGAAGTTGTTTGCTGATACGTTACGAGTAGCAACGATGTTTGCTGTGCTCACTGTAACCGTTGTTAACGATGTGTTGGCCGTAATTGTGTTTGCCACAACTACATTCGATGTTGTTGTGCCAGCGATCGACACGTTACCTACTGTGGTATTAGAGTTAGCAGTAACGACGCGTGTTCTCATCTCGGTTAGCACTTGATTTGTGCGTTCGAGCCAAGTGTCAAAATTGTTAGTAATCTGGACGTTACTATAATTGATTGTCATCAGTGGGGTTCCAAGAGTTTTGTTAGTAGTTCTTCTACCTTATTTAGTCTGGTAGTTAAGTTTTCGATTTGACGATCTTTCTCTCTTAATGCTGATTTGCGTCGACGATATGCTAAAAGCGATTCGTTGTCAGTATTGACAACGGCTCCCCCATTGCTCATGGGGTCGCGTTGAAATTTATGATCGGTCATATTACACCTGTAGTGCTAGCGCTCTAACGTCATGCAGTCGAGGAACGAATAGGCGTGAAGCTGATGTCAACACAATTTTGATCGCAAACTGTTTGAATCCGATGTAGCGGACGCTTGAACCGTCGATATATTCCGCAATATTGAAGTTTGAAGCATTGCGGAAAACGGCATTGGTAACAGGAGCAGAAGTTGGTAGTGTGAACTTATATTCACGCGTATCGTTTGGATTGGAAGTACTTCCAAACGTATTTGCTCCTTCTGCAAACGTCATTTTAGTCCAGATTTTAGTGTCAAAATCAGAAGTATCTGCCGCATTTAGAGCCTTGAAGTACACTTGTAGGTTTGTTCCTGCTGGACGATATGCAGTTAGATAAACTTCGATATCCTCTGCATCTTGTCCTTCTGCCAATGTTACGATTGGACTAATATATTTCGCAAGAGCGCTGCCGTATTGTGTATGCTCGTCTGTCACGTCATTGTTGATGATGTTCTCGATGAACAAGCTTGTCTTACGACGAAGATCGATCACTGGTGACATGAAGTCATCTGTCGTTTTCAGTGTCATGTAGAACTTCGACGATTTCGCATTAGCCATATTCAGCTGTTCATTGCTTCGGCTAACAACAAGACGCTCTTTGTCGTAGAATTCCGTATCAAGTTCGGCCGTGACAGGCTTTGCTGTAGCATCCATAACATAAGTGTTGGATGTTCCCTTGAACTTCATATCAATTGACGTATTTGCTGGTGTTGACACTGCAAAACGTGGGACAACAGCCGAGTAAACGTAATCGTTAATCGTCTCGATCGTCGCGCTAGCAATCTTTGTTGTAGCTCCAATTGTTGACGCGTTGTTCATGAACGGACGGTGAATTTCGATCAGATCTCCTGCTCGGAATTTGCCATTCGAAGAGTCAAGCGCCAGAGCGTCTGCTGCAGGGTTGACAGATTGAACAACACCACGAGGCGATGTGTTGCTTGTTTGTACTGCAGTTCCGTTTGATGTGTATACAATATCACCAACGGCAATCGATACAGAAGCGTTTGCATATGTGAATCCGTCAACAGTGAAATAATCATCGTCTTCGTTTTCAAATACCGCTACGCCTGTTGTTGCAGTGAATCGAGCACGATACAGCTTGAATTTCAGCTGTTCGTTCTGGATCGCTGTCCATGTAGATTGGTTAGCTGATACGAACAATACGCCAGTATACGGAGAAGAGAAGATCTGTCTCTGTGTTAGCACATCGGTTCCGCCTGTTTCACAAGACCAAACGAGATATTCAGGAGAATTGCCGTCTGGTTCGAGCATCAGAGCATACCAGCTGCCTGCAGATAGATACGCGACAGAGTCAAAGTCGAAGATCGTTTCTACGGATCCGTTGTTTGACGTGAAGACGTCAGCAGGAGCCTTATACTTCTTGGCAATAACACGAGCGCCGTTTGGGTATCCGTTAGACATTTCCAACAGCTTTGCTGTAATTCCGAGCGTACGATCCTTAGCTTTAAAGTATACACCAACCTTATCAACAATCATACCTGTTGCTGTTGACGTAGTTGGAAGCGACACGATAAACGACTGTGCAATTGGATCTCGTGTATTACCTTTACCGTCAGAATCACGACGAGTGCTTCTACCACCGACACTACGTCCTTCAGTGTTTGTTACACTCGTGCTAGTGGTAACTGTTGTGTTTGTTACGCTCTGAACTGATGTTGATGTTGAAATCTCAGGTTCGATTGTCGTCAACGACAATGTCTGCGTTGTGATAGATAACGCAGATGCAGTGAATCGTGCAGATCCTTCTGTGATTTTAGCATCTTCGCCTGTGATCAAGTTGTCGACGTTAGTCAGCATGAACACACGGTCACCATTACGGAACGTTGTTGGCGGAATGCGGAACACACCGTACACATTTCCGTTACTATCGGTTACGAGTGGCTGACCAAAGTCTGAAGTTCGTGATACAATACGTTCTTCTTTTCCAACGACAGTAGCTGACAGACCCGACAACACACCTTGTGCACAGTGTGCAGAAACGGCTACACCATCAAAGAAGGCATACACGCGTGTATTCGGCTTGAACCCCGTTCCAGTAAACGAGATCGTACGCGAAATCATATACGGATTTTCCGATACGTCAGTAACGTATGTTCCAATCTCCTGCTTCGTAGTATTCGTGTCAACTGTCAGTTCTTGAACAATTCGTGAAGATACTGACGTAGATGTTGTCGTCGTCGTACGAGCTGTAGACGTTGACCCATTGTTTCCACGTGTAGTAGACGTCGTTGTATTCGATGTGCGGTTAGTTGTTGTACGCCAATCTCCGAAGTTGGTACCAAATTCTGTATCGGCAAAATCTTCCCATGCCGATGCGGTATCGATAGTGATGTTCTTTGCTGGAGCTGATTGCTCGTCCGAGGTTGCTGAGTATGAAGGATACAGTGTTACTTTACCGTTCCATTTCCACACAGACTCGCAGCAGTTACGATATTTCGATGCGTATGGTTGATTAACAAACACAGCTGACGTATAAGGCAGAGTGATATGAGCGCCTGTACGCTGGATGTTTGTAGAGCTAGCTTCATCAAAGACAGTGTCTACGCCATGCTTTTTATAACGTGGACGTGCGATTCCTTCATCAGCGTCAATAGCAATCTTATATTCCATGTAGTCAGTACGACCGATGGAATGTGATGTGAAGCTATCGGCAAAAATACCGTTTTTGAAGCGGTCTAGACCGTTTTCGTCTGGAACTGACATGTCTTTTGCCACCTGTTCCAATGCGCTAAGTGTAGCGTAATATTCCAGGCGAGAAATGCGGTGATCAAGAACGCCGATGTCACGCATAGTGTAACGACGGTTTGTCTTGATCTCAAACTGGGTCGACATGTTCTGACGACCTGGTACAGACTCGCGTGTTGTTAGCGACGGATAAGCGGGAACAAATACGCTTGCAACGACCATTGTATCAGCATCGCTGATAGGCATCTTTGGCTTATCGTCTGGCTCGCCACGACGTACAACAGCATCACCATTGATAGTGATCGCCAATACGTCATATCGTGGTAGGTAGTACTCTACGTCCGCCTGGAAATTCTGATCAGGAGCTACAAGCATTGCGCCAGAAGAAGTGATCTGGTATGATGTGTTTGCAGCTGCAGGGTTGACCGTTGCTCCAGCGATGGTTGTTGAGCTGTTTGCTGTATTGTAGCGCTGAGGACGGAAGTCGACAACGTCACGGAAGTCGTATGCTCCGATGTTATACACGTTGCTGATTGCGATGTTTGTCGCATTAGCAGTATCGTTTTCATCAATCAGAGGATAGGAATCAGCACTGAAGAACCCAGCACCTGCAGAAGCATTTGCAGTGAAATGGTTCAGCTTGACCAGTAGCTTTGTCGACGATGTCAGCTTGCTCTTATAGGTTGGCTTCACAACGAGCTGAGCATGCCCATATTCTGTCGACGTCTGACCATTTTTCAGAGTGAACCATGTTGCACGATTTGGGTTGGTATCGGAATATGTTGTACCGAAATACACAGCGTCGATATCGATCGCGTCTACGAGACCTAGGTTGTACGTACCACCAGTTCCGGCTGTTGAGCAATCGATCTTAACATAGCGATCTTTGTTGACAACCTTAGTGATTGCCGTCGCTTGTGTACGAAGGATTGGGAAGGTAGAACGTACTGTCTGTGAGCCGCTAGCAAGAGTTCCGACGCCTACCTGGACTGCGAACTGCGTGTTAGACAAGATCTTAACTGTGGCTGAACCGCCAGTAAGGTTGAACACATGCCCTTGAGGGAAGTACTTCGAGTGCGTATTTGCAGTGACAGTCAGAGACGCGTTCAATGAAAGCGATGTAGAGTTTGCAATTGCAGTGATCAGTCGCACAGCGCCAGATCCAGCACGAATCATGTCACCGACTGAATATTCAGTCGTAAATGCTGTGCCTGTACCAGTGACAACGTTGCTCGACGCTGTAATCGTTCCTGTCTTGTTTGCTGTATAAGCTTCAGTCGACAATACAACATCATACTGGTTTTCGATCGAATCGGACAACACCCCAACAGAGCTGTTGAGACGTTCGACGCCGCCCGCATAAGGAGCATTGGTGTTGAAAACGACGTATCCGTTCGACTGGAGAGTCGCTGTCGCAGAATCACGAATGACAAATTGCGTATCGTTGTTACCATCAGCATCGGTCAGACGCTTGATAGCTCCGATACCAAACGGGAATATCAGACTTTCTTTTGCAGAATCTGCAACAACAGCCTTTCCATTGACGAGAACAATGTCAGCTTTAGCCTTGCCATATCCACCATCAGCGTAGAAACTCTTTGCGTCGATCGCAAACGATTTCCCAGTGTTCATCTTGATGTTTGTAACATACAAGCGATAGACGCAAGAGGCTAATCCCTTCGTACCTGAACTGTAAACGAACGCGCGGACAGTTGCGGTTCCCACCACGTTTCCAGAAGGTGCTGATCCAGCACCCTCGACTTCACTGATAGAATTTTGTGCTGCGTCGTAAATGGATACAGTTTCTAGCGCATCGCCGTTGAACGCTCCAACGACCTCTTCTACGTTGACGTAATTGCCGTAGTTAGCAGATACAATCTGTGCATTATCAGCACGTGTAGTGATAGCACGTTCAACTTCAACAGTTTTCGTTCCGATGAACTCGATTCGGCGGCCTTTAACTGATGCAACACCAGGCGACAGAACGTAGTTCATTGTTGCTGCATTGTCAGACGGAGTCGACTCTACATTGAAAGGAGAAACAACATAATCACCAGATTCTTCGTATGTGCGCTTCGAAAGAATTTCGCCTAGAGTGTTGTAGATTTCATTCTGAGTGTTGTCTTCAACTGGCGCTTGCTGATCGAATTCGACAATCGGATAGAATGTCGTAGAAGCAGACAGAGTTGTTTTGTCAACCGAAATCAACGTAGGAGTCATCTTCAAACGATGAGCACCAGGTGCATTAACGTTTTCAGTTCCGTTCGCGTTGTCGTTTAGAGACGAGTCGCCATCTTCTGTAACGATCGATTCGACAGTTGTGAAACCGACCATACGGTTTGTCGTGTTAGTTGACAACTCATTAACAAGCGTATACTGCGGTTCAGCATACAGGAAGAATCCCTTCTGGTAGATGGTTCCTGCTGTAGTAGAAACAGCATATGCTGTACCGTTGACGTTGGTAACGGTTGAGTTCTGTGTCAGCATAGACACAGTGTCAACAATGTTGTTCGAATCCAGAGTTCCGAATGGGCTCTGGTTCTGATAGATTGTTAGCGTCTCGCCTGAACTGAACGTAGAGACGTCGTTATTCGATCCGTCTTTACCGGTTGTGATGTAATCGAGATACACTCTTTGAGACAGTGGATACTGACTGACAAATCCAGCAATGACCTTCTTCGGAATAGCACGAACACCGGAAGCAGACGCAAGGACATAATCTCCTTCAACAATCGATAACAAGTTTGTGTTTGCTGTCGCCTGATTTTCAACATAGACAAAATCTTGTTTTGGAATATACGTTACCGCAACACCATCTACAACTGCGCCATCTTTGAAGATATGATCGGCAAATCGGCCAATTTGCTCCTGGGTCATAGCTTGCATTTGGTTCATTTCACGAACCTGAACTGCATGCTGAGGAACAAACAGGATTCTTACGTATTGCTTAGTTGGATCGTAATCGTCAAAATACGGAGAAACCGATAGATTTGTGTTCAGTCTTTCAGAAGCCATCTTAACCTTCTATGTTGATAATGCAGCGAATATGTTCGCTTTCTATTGTGTCAGTTCTATTTATTGCCGACACATCAACGTAATACAATAAATCGCCAGTCAACTTATCAAAGGAGCTTGATTGAACGTCTGTGATGTATGATTCAACGTTGGTTGTCGTTCCGACTACAGCTTCTCCGGACAAGAACCCACCCGTCACGTTTTTTAGATATGTTAACGTAGTGTTGCTGGACATAACCGTACCAGTGGCGTTGGAAGTAATACCACGAAGAGTTTCGTCTTTCACATATAAAATATCTGCAGGCGTTGCAAAACTGGTAGCGAATGATACAACATTGGCTACCATAACAGAACCGTTCGAATGCTGTGGACTTTTGATTAGTCCAAATTGATAATATGTGATATCATTAGGAAGAGCTCTTCCTAATGTTTTTGGAAACGCCCCAACAATTGCTACGGATGTGCTATCGAGTTCAGAAATAAGGTCTGACCCATGTCCTCCACGAGGAGAAACATGCGCGTGTAGTTTACACGGAATTGTTGTATCCGAAGTGACCGTTAGATTCGCGTAGGAATACCCTGTGCCAGGCGATATAATGACAACATTAGAAACAGCGCCGTTATCAATATTAATGTATCCTGTTGCACCTGCACCATCACCAGCAATTGAGAGTCGTGGGCTGATGATGAATTGCGATGTCAGGTCTACAGTGATTGGCGAAGAAACTGTGATAAAGTTTCCTGAACTATTAGAAACAGAGTTTGAGATCTGTCGAAGAGACCCTACCCCAGTTCCACCAACAATAGCAAAAGAGCAATCGGCATAATAACCAACGCCCTCGTCGACAACATTATTAACGCGGATCAACGTCGTCGATACTTGCTCCCCAACTTTCCCTGTGCGGTATTTTGTATAACCTGCTCCTGGATCAACAACTGAAATGGCATCAATGGTGCCAGCAATTGCGTTTGATACTACTGCTGCGTTTGAAATTAATGGGATGGTTGATGTTGACCCGAATGTTGTTAAATCAGATGCATTGATTGTTGTCATATATTTC